AAACAACTCCGTAAGTACGAGCGAATGGTTGTTAGGGATTTTGAAGCCTTAGCTCAACGCACAAAAATGTTTAAAACAATACGACTCCTCATAGTAACAGGAAACGCATTGATTGTTCAGAATGATGATGGAAAAATAATGGTTTATCGTTTAGATAAGTACATTATTCGCAGATCCCCTAATGGTGACGTGAAGGAAATTATTATTCAGGAATTCATTACACCTGATGATATCCCCTTATCCATAAAAAATAATCCTGACATACAATCAGTCAATAATACTGATGGTACTGAAATAAAGGATATCTCACTGTTCACTCAAGTTATCTGGAATGGTAACAAAGGCTATATAGTGCATCAGGAAGTGTTGGGTGTACCTATCCCTGAAAGTTATGCGTATTACCCAAAAGATAAATGTCCCTATCTACCACTAACGTGGTCGCTAAACGATGGAGATAATTACGGAAGAGGTCATGTTGAAGAGCATTTCGGAGATATGACTGCTTATGATTCTCTATGTCAATCTCTGCTTGAAGGTGCTGCTGCTGCTGCATTTCTGCTTTTTCTATTAAAACCAAACTCCACTACGAATTTGAAGGATGTTCAGAATGCTCGTAATGGTAAATGGGCTAAAGGGAATGCAGAGGATATAAGTATTCTAAGAGTCGAAAAACACGCTGATTTCAGTTTCGCTTATGAGACCTCAAAAGAAATCGAAGGTAGAATCAGTAGAGCATTCCTGCTCCAAGAAGCAATCCAACGACAGGCTGAACGTGTCACTGCTGAAGAGATCCGGTACATGGCTCAACAACTTGAGGATACCCTTGGGGGCATTTATTCTGTATTGGGAGTTGACTTACAGAAACCTTTAGCAGGACTTCAGATATCCAATATGAGGAAACGAGGTAAACTTCCCCCCCTACCTGATGGCGTAGAGGTTACAATTACCACAGGATTCGAAGCGCTTGGAAGAGGGCATGATCTTCAGAAACTTAGGGAATTTAGGGATGAGGTTGTCGCTATGGGTCAAGCTGCTGGTTCACCTGATATCGTGAAAATGTATATTGGTATGAGTGATTTCTTTATGAGGGTTGCTAATGCTATTGGTCTCGATACTGATGGGCTTGTGCCTACTGCTGAGGAAATCAATATTATAGAACAACAACAACAACAGATCCAGCAATTGATGGAGATGTTGAAGACTCCTGTGGCTGGTAAGGTGGCACAGGGGGCTATAGATCAAGGAGCAATGAATGCTGAAACTGAAGAAACTTAAAATACAGGAGGCTTATGCCCAATACAAATAAAGATGGTGTACAGACGTTAACCGATGCAGATCTCGAAGCGCTCAAAAGTGATCCCACAAAGATTGACGATGCCACATTGCAAAAGATGGCTGAAAAGTCGGGTGATACTGTCGCGCATATGAGAGAAGTGTTAGGTCTCTACGGAGATGGCGATGCTTCTAAAAATACAGATGAGAACCTTCTTGCCGGAAAGTACAAGACTGAAGAGGATTTAGACCAAGGAATCCAGAGTCTAATTGATAAGTATGGCAAAGAGACCACCTACAAGATGCTTGAAGCTAACGTAGGTAAGCAGTCGAATAGTGATAACGCAGACAATGGCGATAACACTGGTGATAACAAAGATGCACTATCAGGAGATGCCGATGATGATAACACTAATACTGAAGCTACTGGTGATAACTCTGGCGATAACGCTTCTGATTCAAGTGGAAAACCTTTAGATCTCAATGAATTCTACGATGAGTATGCCAATAAAGGCGCGCTCACTGAAGATAGCTATAAAGCATTGGAAAAAGCTGGTTTTGACAAGGATGTTGTTGATTCCTATATTGAAGGTCAGACTGCCATAAAGGAACTCTTTACCAACAATGTTCACTCCTTAGCCGGAGGTGAGGAACAGTTCAACGCTATGGTTGAGTGGGGTACTGCTTCTTTGAAGGATGCTGAGAAATCTCGATTCAACGATGCGATCAACTCCGGTAATATCACCCAGGCTACTACAGCTATCGAGGCGTTAAAGGCGCGATACGAAGCGAATGAGGGTACATTTACTCGTAACCATCTTTCGCCTAATGACACCGCTACTGGCATGACTCCGCAAGGATATCAGTCCGTACAAGAGATGCAACGTGATATGCAAGATCCTCGATATAGGTCAGGGGATGCTGCTTTTATCAAATCGGTTGCAAGTAAAATTAAAAATTCTAAAATTATGTAAGGGAGATAATTAAATATTACCTTTGGTTAATTTTGGAATGGTTACACTTATGATAACCCACCGTCCTTACCAAATTCTTTGGTAGGGTTCTATAGAGTTTGTTTGCTAAGAATATTGGTTAGCGCAACCTAAATTCTGGCAAGCCCCTCCTCTCATACGGTAGGGAGAGTGCATTCCTTCAACGAGTGCAGGACACTTTCCCTACCACCTACCTTAAATTCTGCGAAGTAAACGAAAAGCCTGATTAGAGTTAACTGAGGTTAGCTCAATGTTGGATACCTTTAAGTTGAAAGTGGAGTTTGGTTAACGAGAGATTTAACTAAACTAAGCCAGTAAAATGCTGGCAACTTAAAGGAGAATTAAAACAATGAGTTCTACCACGGTTACCTTTATAGGTGCTGATAATAACGCCGCCTCTACGATGTCCGAAGAGAGGGCATTGTATCTTAAAATGTTTGCTGGGGAAGTCCTGACGGCTTTTCCGGAGTATACTATTTTCATCGATAAACATCGGGTCAAAGCTTCAACCAATGGAAAGTCTGCTCAGTTCCCTTTGATCGGCCGGATGCCCCCTGCGGAGTACCATATCCCCGGCGAAGAGATCTTGGGTCAGGAAGCACCTCTGTCTGAGCGTGTAATCCCGATAGATAGATTGCTCATTTCCCATTTGTTTGTGGATAACCTCGATGCTAAACTGGCACATTTCGAAGCTCGATCTGAGTTGTCCCAGAATATGTCCCGAAGACTGTCGCAGACTTATGACAATCACATTGGGCGTAACCTGATCCTTGCTGCTGGTACGGCTACTGCAATTAGCGGTGACTCAACCTTAGCTGGTGCGGTTATCACTGATATTGATTTCGGTTCGGCTACTCCTGCTACCAAATTGGAGGCATGGGTAGACGGGATATTCTATGCTCGTGAGTTGATGGATGACAAATGGGTAAATGATGGTACGCTTTGGTGTGCTATGAAACCCACTAACTATTACTTTCTGGTTAAACAAGCTATGTCATCCGGTTATTCCCTGATTGATACTCGAATCGATGGTTCGGGTTCTTTGTCGAAGGGGAAGATCACCGAGCTTGCTGGTGCGGAAATGGTTTCTTTTACTGGACTTCCTACTTCCGATTATAGTTTAGAGGATTTCCATAATGTTAACTGCACTAATACTGTTGGCATTATGTGGACTAAGAGCGCAGTCGGTACGGTCAAAGCTTTCGATATTGGAGTTGAGACTGACTATCAGGTGTCGAGACAGGGTACTCTGGTTGTTGCAAAATACGCCATGGGTCACGGTGTCCTTCAGCCTGAGTGTGCTATCCAGATGAGGACTGCTGCTCCTTAATAGGAGTTTTCTTTAAATTTATAGGGAGTTGGCTTAATTGCTGACTCCCTTTTTTTGTTAAAAGGATATAACTAAATGATTTATCAAGACATTATTAATTTTACTAATGGTTTTGCTGATCTCGATTCAGATCCTAATACCCTGACAAAAGGGTTTGTATATCGGGGTGAGGTAGGCAGAGTTTTGGCCGGGGAAGATATAGAACGTGGTGACTTTCTGTATCCGGTTCGAACATCTCTGGCTATTGTGGCAGAGTGGAAGATAGCTGATGCTGATGCTATAGCATCCATGCCTATCCTTTGTATGGCACTGGAAGATGCTGATGATGCGGAGAGGCTGAAGGTTATTTTCTCTGGCTACGTTAAAAATACAGGTTGGGATTTTGGTACTCGTGCCACTGGTACTATCACTATTGATGGAGACTGTGCGGAAGGTGATACCATCACAATAGATGGAATTGTCTTTGAATGTCGCACGGATGATACTCTTACTGAGGGATCTGATTACGTTTTGGATATCTCAGAAGCAGTAACCAAAGCTACTGTTCAAGCTGCCTTGACTGCTGCGATTACCCTCGCTATAGGGTATAGTCAATTGGATCTTACTCAATCCGAGTGGGCATTGGATGTCCTGACTTTGACTGCTGGGGTCAACTCCAAAGGTTATGAGGGCAATACCCACACACTGGTGAAATCTGGTACTAACATTGCCGTGTCCGGTGCTACCTTCTCTGGAGGTGTGGAAGGTGGGGTTCTGTATGCTGGTCTGACTGCTGGTGAGTTAACTCTCACCGCACCCACTGCTGCGCCTGATGTTGTGCAGTATTGTGGGTGTGCATTGACTGCTGAGAAGATTATCTTCAGACCTCAATTTGATTTTGCTGCTGTTTCTGGCTAATTAGTGTTTGAACGACAATGCTTAACACATTGATATTAGCAAGAAAGGTCGCATAAAAGTAAAACGAAGATTTTCCAGTTTAGTGCATATTTTGCTTGCATTAATAACTC